CGGGATAATTAAGGCTTAGTGCTTTAAAAGTCGTCAGTCCCCCGCAATGGGGCCCCGGAGGTGTCTAATCCCCGGAACGGACCAATGGCCCGTGACTGACTTCGCTACTACGTATCCACCGATACGCCTGTTAGATGACCACTTTGGGGTCTCTCTGTCAGCTTGTTGGGTATAATCCCGCAAAACTGACCTTACATCCCTGTAAGTATGACGCTTGATTAAGGCGTTATAAAGAGAGCTGCGACGAGGTGTTTTAAGCCAAACCGCATAGCGTACATCGTCATTGGTAGCACGACGCGTCTTGTAGACGAATCGTAAATACTTAAACGAGTACGAGCCCTGTTTCGACTTGTGGATCTCCGAGAAAGTTATCGGATAGCACAAGACGAACCTCTCGATATCGTTAGATATCTTGAGGCCGGCATCATCAGGCATATCGTCGGGCACAAGCTTCACTTGAATCTTGTACTCGACAAACAGTCGGAATAGCGTCTCGAAGAACCGTTTTTCGTACATGTAAGTAAGGTCTCCGAAGTACGATCTGTACTTCTTAAGTAGACCATTACCTATCACGTAGAGCCACGGCTCCAGAGACGATAACCGACAGGAGGTGGGTGCCCGCAAGTTAAACGGGCGCACGTTGTATCCTGTGAGGAAATCACCCCCGCAGGACTCTCTGAACTTATCGGTTGGCTCGATGTGAGATTTCTCTCTATTCACCAAGAAACCGACATACTCAGCAACAGCAATAAAGTCTGCTGCTAAGTCAGAGCTCACGATGCAGTCGTCGCCAAATACCGACACTTCCTTTAAGTCCTCCCATGCCGGGTAGGACGAGTAAGTGTTTTCTTTGGCGAGTCGCACAGCGTGGGCTAAGGTCCAGAGCGTTAGCGTCATAAGCGGGAATGTACCCGCGTTTCCCATCGTGCTAACCATGTTAAGTGGAGTGGCGACGTCCGCAACGGACATTGTATCACATCGCACTAACATGACGGCATCAAACCACTTAGGAGGTAACAACCACCTTAGCAGCTTGATCGAGACACAGTCGGATGCGGATGAGAAATCGATAGTGGCCTGACGGCCAGTAATCGACGCCTCCTCCGCACGACGAACATGCTCGGTAGGTAGAACGCTAACATCAAGACCAACGACTTTCATCCGGGCGTACAGCATCTCCATTAGACCTTGCTGCAGAAACATATTTGCAGTAGGTTCTATGGCGATCTGACGTCGAATGGTATCGTTTTTCTCGACCGTAGTAGCGCGGGATCCCTCAACGATGTTGTACATCTCACCGATTGGTGTTTGGCCATTAAGATATAATATGGCACTCTTTAATTGCGAATCAAAGAGCATGTACTGGTCGAAGAGAGGCTTGGCACGCGCCGTCACGCTGATTGGGAAGGTGAATTTTCTCTCCGGAGATGTATCTGTAAAAGGTACACCAATGGAGGACCCACCCGAGTTTTTAGATCGGGTGAACCATTCATCTTCATCAAAGTCGGTCAACACAAACTTCATAAGATTGCGAGCTCTTATAAGCACACCATCTTCGAAGCTTGTATGCCTTTGTACCCGAGCATCTGAGGTTGGGACAGGAAAGTCCCAAGTACCCATATGTTCGTTGACGTCCAGAAACTTCTGGATAGTCTTGGTAACTAGAGGCTGTTGATCAACAGAGGGGCTAGCGAACTTTTTCAAAAGTTCATTAGCTTGTCTCTCAGCGATCAGAGCTACAGGACCAACAGCGACGTTGGTGGGCGAACCCATCAACGACGCCATATCCCGTTGGACTGCCTGACTGATCGTAGTCACGATGCAATCAGGTTGAAAGAGCAGAGGCTTCTTTCTACCTTTCCTTGACATGGAAGAATATCCTTTGTGTCAGGAATCTAGTGGGCTGACATAAACGTCAGCGATCCGATGTGTCCAACTTAGTCACGCCGCCCGAGGGCGATAATGACTAGGAACGCCTTGATCACAACCAAAAGCACCAACCGTATAGAACGGATGAGTGCGATTGGAACGTTACGCAAGGCTTTGGTCACGCCAATAACTATTCCCGAGGGTCGAGTTATTGAGGATCTGACATGCAAGTAGCCGCATGGCATCAACCTCGGCGTCAGTAGATTCGACGTCGCGGGAGATGACAATACGGATCGTGTTGATGGTGGTCTTACCGTTGTCCAAGAGCAAAGGACTACGGACGAACACCTCATTACGAGCTTGCGTGTAACCGTTCGGCGCATTCGCGCTCACCTTGGGAAGGACGACTTTGAAGTCGGCCGTGCGCAGCGACAAGTAGTCGTCTGAGCCAATCGCGGCAACAATAGATGTTGCGGTTGATCCCCCAATCTGAGAGAGAGTGGTCGAACTACCACCAGAGGTAGACATCGTGCCGCCATCAGTGACGGTGCTTCCGATGATTGCCATAGGTATTTACCTTCGTTTGTATGACGATGGGGACAATGCTGAATGCAACAGTGCCACCAAGTCAGCCGTCTGAGTAAGCTCCCGCACTAACCCTCCGAAATCTACCGGAGGGATCGTATCGTAGAGCGATGGATGCCACGCCTGACGTTCGTACTTCCCTTTTAGGGAGACATACGTGTCAGGCGAGACAATAACGGCATAACCGGGATTTGTCTGGGAAGTAAATTTAGTAGCCACTTTGTGAGTGGACTTAATTACAACCCAGCCGGTTATGATCTCAACGTCAGGATCAAGGAGGTTGGTAACCGCTCTAATAGAAGCGGAGATATTAGCAACACGATCTACCATAAAACTGTATGGAGCAATAGCCCACAAAGCTTCGGGTATATCCTTGTTCCTGAGTCCTAGCTGTTGACGGAGTGTATAGTCCTCGGTATGTTTTACCTCGTACATTACACCCACACGAACTTCCCTTTCATACTCAGTGCTACGATCAAAATAATCGTAAACACCGGGATGATTGTTCAGTTCTAGAAGCTCGTCCTTTTTGAAAGGCGATTTTACGAACCCTCGAGCGATCCTTCGTTCGGGGGGACGTTGTACCGATTTCAGGAGATAGTCGAGAAAACTATCAACTGATCTGACAGTCGGACCAAAGGCGAACCTGTACTCGAGCCAAGTGTCGCGGATAGCATCCACGACACCGACACGAGGGGCTTTCCTTCGGACCTTCTTTCGGAATGTCGGTAACGATCTTCTCAAACTCGACAAGGGTCTGCGCAGCCACCGAAGTGTCTGGCGGATCTCGAAGAGGTCTTCAGCAAAGGAGTATGACGTACTATCGATGTTTCTTAATGCGGTCAGTTTAGCTACCGCAACATCGTAAGCACTATTCTCATCGACTGTGGCTCCACCTAATACGGACAGTTGGTCGTTTGTTTCCAACTGAAAGTATGTGATGGATCCACCTGATGCGAAGTAGTGGTTTGTGGTTCCAATTGATTCTTTGGAACCTCGACCATTTACGGTCGATAAACTTAAGTCATACCAACAAGGGTTATTAATGATTTCCCCGGCTTTAATTCGCTTATGGAAGTCCTTCGTGACAAAGTCAGTCATGGTTTCTTCCGTTTGCGACATAGGGCACAACACTGAAGCAACGATATCGGTCGAATCACGGATCTCCGTGCACGACAGATACTCGATGGGTTCAGTGCGCTCCCGGTACCGGCTAGGCATGTTCTAATCCTTGTGTCAAGATCGCAG